CCACCGTCGCTCCGCTCCAAATGGTGTCGCTCAGTTCGCTGACCTTGGGACTACTGTTCGCATTGCGAAAGACCCGATGAACGCAGCTAGAGAGATGCTCCTACCGTTTACAGGACCGGGACTTTGAGCAACGAGATAACCGCAACTAAAGCGGAACTAGCATTGGACTTGCAGAACGCAGGTCTAGATGTTTTGGACTATGTTCCAGAGCGTATAGTTCCACCTATTGTGATCATGTCTCCTGGCTCACCGTATCTGATTGCTGAAACTGTAGGTCGAGAATACCGACTTGGTTTGACCCTCACCATGATTGCTATGACTGCAACTAATGAGGAAGCAACTGAAGCTCTTGATGCTTTGATTGCTCAGACTGTTTCGGCTCTCACTCCTTTAGGTTACGTTGTGCTCAACCAAGTGAATCCGCCATATCGTTTGGCAGCTAATAACGCTGAGTATCTTGCAAGTGATCTAAACCTTGACTTATCTTTAACTCTCTAACAAAGGAAAACTGATGCCAGCATCAACCAGAATCAAAGCAACAAACATCTCATTCAAAATCGGTGTAACCGAATACAACTGTGATGCAAACCTAGTAGAACTTACTTTGAATGACGCTCCAGGCGATGTTCAGACATTCTGCGAGGTTCGTGTCGGTGGAGAGTGGAAGCTACAGCTTGACGGTGTAACCTCAGGTGACGCAGCTTCACTTTACAGAATCCTATGGGCTAACTTCGGAACAGAAGTTGCATTCACCATTGCTCCGCAGGGTAACGCTACAGCGACAGCATCACAGCCTCACTACACAGGAACAGTAATCTTCGACCAACTGCCTCCTCTAAGCCTAAACAGCGGTGACATTGTGAAGTTCTCTGTGACTTTGACTGTAAAGAATGCAGTTCACACTCCATCTGCAACTCCACCTGTTTACTACGGCGTTACTCTAAAGACCTCTGCTTAGTCTCTAGAATGACCAACCTTGTAAAAGGGACTGGCGTATCTGTCGAGGGACTTAATGTCACTCTTAAGGCTATGCGAGAGCTTGGTGCCGATAATAAGACTTTGTCTGAACCCGGTTACCAAGCCTCGCTGATCCTGATTAGAGAAGCATTGCCTCTAGTCCCTGTCAGGACTGGTGCATTGAAGTCCACGGTTAGACCTAAGCGAACTGTCACAGGTGCCAGCGTTCAAGCTGGTAGTCCTAAAGTTCCGTATGCGAACCCTATTCACTGGGGATGGGCTGTGGTTGGAACTAACACCAGAAGCAAGAAACTAAAAGTTGGAACTTACCGTGGTATCAAACCGCAACCGTTTTTTGCTGATGCTCTAGGTTATACTCAAGAGGAGATTCTCGGAAACTACGAGAGACTTATGAAAGAAGCCATCGACAATCTACCAGGAGCAAAAAAATGACCACCCAGACATTCGACTTCGAATCACTAACCCTCGATGAGGTTGAGCAGATTGAACTTATTACAGGTTCATCTATCGACCAGTTACTTGACGCAGGTCAGGCTAAGGGTAAAGCACTAAAAGCAATTATCTTTATTATGAAGAGAAGACAAGATCCATCATTCACTCTTGAACAGGCTGGACAGATTCCTCTAGCTGAGGCAAACAGTTTGTTCGCTGGTGAATCCGACCCAAAAGAGTAATTGCCGACCAACAGGCGGAAAGAGTAGCGTTCATGGTTGTCTATGCAGGGATGTCTCTGAGTGACACTAGAGCAGTTACTCTCCGTGAGTTCAGGGCAATCACTGAAGCATTGAAAGCGAAAGCGAAACAGTAATGGCTCAGAACCTAGTCGTCAATTTTATTGGTAACAATAAACTCTCTAAGACCACAGCTGCGGTATCTGCTGACCTGAAGAAGTTTCAGAAAACTACTGATTCGGTAAACAAGTCTCTCGGCCGTGCATTCGGTGCTGTTGGTCTCGGTGTCGGTATCGCTAAGTTATCTGGTTTCCTTAAGAGTTCCGCTAAAGCTGCTCAAGAGGATTCTCAGAGTAAGAATCAGTTAGCACTTGCTTTGAAGAATACTCTCGGTGCGACTGATGGTGTTATCAAAGCCAATGACCGCTGGATTCAGTCCACCTCTAACGCTGTTGGCGTGTATGACGATGATCTCCGTCCTGCTCTAGCCACAGCCGTGAGAGCGACAGGTAACCTGGCTAAGGGTCAGGACTTACTAAACGTCGCTTTGGATGTTTCCGCTGGAACTGGTAAAAGCCTGGATTCGGTGACCACAGCGTTGAGCAAAGCCTATAACGGCAATACTGGATCACTAAAGAAACTTCTGCCGTCTCTGCGTGATGGTGAAGATGTTATGTCTCAGCTGAGAACTCAGTTCAAGGGTGCAGCTGCCGAGGCGTCTAAAAATAACCCTTACCAAAAGATAGCCATCATCTTTGACAACCTCAAAGAGACTATCGGTGAGCAGTTGTTGCCTCTAATCCAGAAGTTCGCTGAGTATCTAAACAGTGATGATGGTCGCAGAAATCTGCAACTGGTCGCTAACATTTTTGGTGGTATTGCTACTGCGGTTGCGAATGTTGGAACATTCCTAATCCAAAACATTACACTTATCAAAGCGGTCACAGCTGCGGTAATCTTCACCGTTGGTGCTATCAAACTCATGACCATCGCTATGCAGGTTTATGACATGGCAACCAAGGTTGCAGCTATCTCAACCAAGGCTCTAAAGATTGCTCTAATCTCGACCGGTATCGGTGCACTTATTGTTCTTGTTGGAACTCTGGTTGCTACTTGGATGGAAGTGACTTCAGCTGCTGAGGATGCCGACCAGGCACAAGAAGATGCAGCAACTAACGACGCTATTGCCAGAGCCATCCAGAACACTAACGCTCTCCGTGACATGATCTACGCTGACCGAGACCAAATCGCACAGGCAACCACAGACACCGCTAAAGCCATTCAGGACGCTCTAGACAAGCAGATAAACAAGATGAAGTCGACAGCTGAAAAGTTCCGTGACGCTATCGGTATCGCATTCGGTATGCGTGGTGAGGATGAAAACTCTATCTTCAACGTGGACTTCCTGATTGGTAAACTGAGACGAGTTGCGACAGCTGCTAAAGGTTTCGCTCAGAACCTTGCCTCACTTAGGAGACGTGGTGCAGATGAATCATTCATCAACGAAATCATTGCGATGGGTCCAGCTGCGGGTAACATTGCGGCTAAAGGTTTATTGCAGTCTCCAGGTAAGTTGTCTGAGATTCTTGGGTTGCGAGGCCAGATCTATGGCACTGGTGCAGCTGTTCAGGCTCAAGCGTCTTTGGCTGGAGATGCGACTTATGAAATCAACATCAACAAAGCGGTGATTAGTGCCTCGGACATCATCAAAGAAATTCGCATTTATGAAAAGAAGACCGGTCGAAAGTATCTGGTTAACTAATGACGTTTGACATCAAAGAGGACATTCGAGTTTCATATCAGTTAGATGAGGAGACTGTTGTTTACATTGACTGTGATGTTTATGAAGTGGACATTGACCGTGGAATAGACATTGAGCAGGGAGTATTCGCTCGTCCTAGTGTTGGAACTGCAACCGTGTCTCTAATGAAAGATAGTCTTAGTGATCTAGTTTCGGGTCCTGCCTATCGGTCAGACATGCCATTTCAGATTGAATACAATGACGGCTCTTGGAAGTCTTTATTCTTTGGTTACATTCAGAACATCTCGATGGCTTATGTTGCAACTACTGGCAAATTACAGGTGACTATTACTGCTTATGACCAGACTAGGGTTGCTTTAAATACTCGATTGCCATCATTCAGCATCACAGGTTCTGCAACTCAAAAGTCTTTTAAGACTGTCATGGATAACCTGGAGGACGCTGTTAGAGCTGTGGATTCTAGGACGGCTTGGTCTCAACTTGGTTCTGGTGGTTCTGCGACTGCAGCTAATGATTACTTCGATGTGGAAGTTATCTCAGGCGACATCTTAAACATGATTCTGGATGCTGAACTCGGCTGGTTCTGGGCTGACCCTAATCAGGTTTGTTACTGGAGAACTCGCAATGACATTAACACCGCTCAGGCAACTACCTGGAGCAGTAGCAACCCGACTATCTCTAACGTTCACAGCTCTAGTGCCAACCATTACTGCATGGATTCGATTGACTATTCTTACGATTCTGACAACATCACTAACGTGGTCAAAGTTACTGAGATGGGTTCTCTCTCAACTGCAACATCAACTAACTCAACCTCAGTGGCAGATTACGGTCGTCAGGTCGCAGATTATGAAGTGAACTTTTGGAACACGTCAGGGCTAACTAACCTAGGTCAATGGGCGTCAGCGGTATCTGGTGCAGCTAACCCTCGCTCAGTCAAATCGGTAACAGTTCCAGCGGTTAGACGAGATGGCACACTCTCAACCATTCTTAGTAAAGACATCTGCTATCCGATGCAGGTGGAGTTCTCAGCTGGAGGCACCACACTCCAAGAGATCTACCTAATCAGTCGTATCGGACATACTATTAGTGCTGACCATTGGGAGGTCAATCTAGGACTTTGGA